GCCTTTCATACCCAGATTGAGGGAGCCTACGTCAAGGAGCCCAAGCCGGGTATGTATCACTGGGTCATCAGCTTCGACCTGACCTCGCTGTATCCGCACCTCATCATGGGCTCCAACATCTCGCCGGACACGTTCGTGCGTAACGTTAAGCCGGAGCTGGGCCTGACTATTGACAACCTACTGGACGGCCACCTAGAGCGCTACCGCAATATGGTCGAGGGCTTCTCCGTCACCGGCAACCTGTGCCTGTACCGCAAGGACAAGCAAGGCTTCCTGCCCGCGTTGATGGAAGAGATGTTCAACCAACGCGCGGCCACCAAGAAGGAAATGTTGCTGGCGGAGCAGGCTCTGCAGAAGGACCCGGATAACGCCGACCTGAAGCAGAAGATCGCTCAGTACAACACCTATCAGATCGCTCTCAAGACTACACTCAACTCCGCCTATGGCGCGCTCTGCAACCAGTGGTTCCAGTACTACAGTACGGACAACGCTGAGGCTATCACCTTTGGTGGTCAGCTGGCTATCCGGTGGGTGGCCAACAAGATGAACGGCTACCTAAATGGCGTGCTGAAGACCACTGACAAGGATTACGTGATCGCTTCCGACACTGACTCCATCTATGTCAACCTCGGGCCAGTGATCGACAAGATGGGCTGGGATAAGTCCGACAAGAATTTGGTTGCGAACGCGATCGACAACATCTGTCAGGGCGCGCTCGAACCTAAGATTGACGATTGGTACCAGGAGCTGGCGGACTACCTGGGCTCCTACAAACAAGCCATGAAGATGAAGCGCGAGGTGATCGCGTCCAATGGCGTCTGGACCACCAAGAAGCGTTACATCCTCAATGTGATCGACAAGGAAGGCGTGCGCTATGCCAAGCCCAAGCTGAAGGTCACCGGCCTGGAGAGCAAACGCTCCACGGTGCCGCAGGGTTGTCGTAGGGCTCTTGAGAAGTGCTACGAGATCATCCTGAACGAGGACAACGCGGCCCTCATCAAATACATCGAAGAGTTCAAGCAGGAGTTCGCCACCTTCCCGTTCGAGGACATCTCCTTCCCGCGCGGCATCAATGGGGTGCGTAAGTATGCGGATTCCGCCCGCATCTACAAGACCGGCACACCGATCCATGTCAAGGGCGCGCTCTTGTTTAATAAGCTGATCAAGGAGAAGAAGCTCGGCAATAAGTACAATGAGATCATTGACAAGGACAAGGTGCGCTTCGCCTATCTGAAGCAGCCCAACCCGATCTTCGACACCGTAATTTCGGTGCCCAACGTGCTGCCCCAGGAACTGGGACTGGATAAATACATCGACGTTGACCTGCAGTTTGAGAAGACCTTTCTCGAACCCATTCGTGCCATGACGGAAGTGATCGGCTGGGAAGTCGAGCACAAAAACACTCTAGCGGATTTCTTCGGATGAAGTCGTTCAAACAGTTTCTGGGCAAGATGTTTGGTAAGAAGGCCGAGAAGCCCGCCTATGAGCCGGTTTCAGATAAACCCGCCCCAGCTTACCCGGCTTATGAAGGTAAGGACAACGTAGGGTTCTATCACCATCACATGCATCATACCCTGGGATATCCCGAGCACGCCCACATATTGAAGACTTTGCATGCCGATAAGACCATGGGCCAAAAAGAACTACTGGCGCTGCACGACAAATCCACCTCATACAAGATCGCCCGGTCCTCGAGCAGAGCGCATTTGATGAAACAATTTGAAGCCCGGCACAATAATCTTCGCACCATGAAAGCTAAACAGGACGCGACCGCCGGAAGGAGCGCAGCATGACTATCGATACCTCATTTGATTTTGGTTTCTCCATTCTTGATGACTCTGAACTGAAAGCAGCCGAGCTGGCAGCACTTCAGCAGGAGCAGACCAATTCACAATCGCTGCTCAATGACCTGGAGACCGTCAAGCGCGAGCTCAGTGCGACAGAAAACGAGTACTACCAGAAGCTTGAGACACTACGCGACATGATTATGCCGCTGCTGGTGAACCTCAAGAAAGACCCTCAGAAGAATTACATATATTGGCCCAATCGCGCCGAGAAGCTCAACGCTTTCATTTCTAAGATCAACAGTTTCGTCGACGAAGCATAAATGGTTCTCGATAAGGCTATCAACTGGGCAGCGCTCGGTATTGCGCTGTTCATTTCGTGCGTCTCTGCCTTCTTCTCTATCATCGGCCTGACGACCCTGTTCGCCCAGGCGTTCTGGTCCATCGTTGTGATGGGTACCAGCCTGGAGATGGGTAAGGTCGCGACCGCCGTCTGGCTGCACCGGTTTGGGCGAGACGCTTCCGCCTGGATGCGCACCTATCTGTTCGTGGCCGTTATTGCCCTGATGGCCATCACCAGCATGGGCATCTTCGGCTACCTGAGTAAGGCGCATATCGACCAGCAGTTGCGCATGAGCTCGATGAATACGACCGCCGTCCTACAGCTGGACGCACAGATCGTCGGCAAAGACCTGGAAGTCAAGGACTACGACAAGCAGATCGCTCAGCTGGACGACAACATCACCAAGATGACGACTTCCGGGCGCACCAACCAGTCGCTGGAAGCTATCACCAAGGTGCGTAAGGACCGCGACAAGTTGGTCAAGGAACGCAAGGTGGTGGCCGACGAGATTATCAAGCTCAAGACCGAGAAGATCACCGCCAATGCGGAAGTCAAGAAGATCGAGGCCGAAGTCGGTCCTATCAAGTACCTGGCCGACCTTTGGTACGGTCAATCTACCGAGACCGAGCTGGAGACGGCTGTCAAGTGGGTGATTGTGGTCCTAGTGCTGGTATTTGACCCGCTGGCCATTGTGCTGATTGTGGCCTCTTCTGCCGCCATTGTCACCGGCGAGCCACTGATGAAGGTCATCTACCGTAAACGTGTTGGACGCCCGAAGGGCACGGGTAAGCAGAAGCTGATCAAGCCGCTACGTGTCAACCAGGAAGCCGACGGCATCAAGCACGGCCTGGTGGTCAAGGGCGTCTCTGCCCGCAAAAAGAAGAAGGGCAAGGTGAAGGTGGTCAATCCGCCTAGCCTAGACTTAACAAAGTTCAGTCCTTAATTCCTTGCTTACCTATTTCAGGTAGACTATATTTTTCAATCAGTGGAGTGCGTGTTTGAGCGAAGATTTCTTTCGTAATTTTGTCGCGGAGTTAGACGATGAAGATACCAGTGTTGCTTCTGATGGCCTTGGTGCCGCTGAGTATGGTGCTTGCATTGACACTGGTAGTTACATCCTCAATGCCCTGCTTTCTGGCTCCCTCTACGGAGGCGTGCCGAACAACAAGATCACCGCCTTTGCAGGAGAGTCCAGCACAGGCAAAACCTTCTTTGTTCTAGGGATCGTCAAGCACTACCTTAAGAACAATCCGACTGCTGGCGTCATGTACTTTGATACAGAGGCTGCCGTCACCAAGAAGATGATGGAGGATCGGGGTATTGACACCCGCCGCGTCATCATCTCCGAGCCGGACACCATCGAGAAGTTCCGCCACAAGGCCATCACCGCACTGGACAAGTATGCGGCTGCCGATAAGGACACCCGGCCACCCCTGTTGATGGTGCTGGACTCACTGGGTATGCTGAGCTCCAACAAGGAGATTGGCGACACCTCGGCGGGCAAGGACACTCGTGACATGACCAAGCCGGGTCTGCTGCGCGCTACCTTCCGCACCTTGACTCTCAAATGCGCCAAGGCTCAGGTGCCTATGCTGGTCACCAACCACGTCTATGCCGTCATTGGCTCCTATGTGCCGATGAACGAGATGAGTGGTGGCGGCGGACTGAAGTTCGCGGCCTCTATTATTGTCGGACTCAGCAAGAAGAAGGACAAGGACGGCACTGAGATTGTGGGCAACCTGATCCGCTGCCGTTGTATGAAGAGCCGGGTGAGTAAGGAAAACGCCGAAGTGCAGGCTCGCCTGAGCTACGACAGTGGTCTGGACCGCTACTATGGCCTGGTAGAGCTGGGTGAGAAATACGGGGTTTTCAAGAAGGTCGCGACGCGGTATGAACTGCCCAACGGGACCAAGCTGTATGCCAAGGCGATGCTGGAGAACCCGGAGAAGTATTTCACGGCAGATATCATGGCGCGGCTAGAAGAGGCGGCCAAGAAAGAGTTCTCTTACGGTACAGAGGAGGAAGGCGATGGTAATGAAGATTCCTCTACCCTGGCTGTATAGTATCGAGCCTGCTAAGCCTTCGCGCGATCCCTACCTAGATCGTATCGCTCAGCTAGAGTTCGAATTGACGGTCAAGGAAGCCTACATTCAGGTGTTAGAAGACAGCCTGAAATCGGCCACGAACATGATAGACAAGGCCAACAAGGCCATAACCGAACACCTGGAGAGAAATGCCTGAAAAACGTTACACCCTAAAATACTTTGGTAACGAAGTTGTAGTAAGAGAGTTCAAGTGCCAGGCCCATAATGGGAACTGCGAGTGCGGCGACACCCTGGCTGAGGCCAAGCAGAAAATGGCGGCGCACTACAGAGAGACCGCCGATCGTATTGACTCTATGAGTGTAGATGCCTTTGGTCATTGGGCCAATTGGCAGTAAAGGACCACGTTGTTCGAACAAGTGATTCTGAGTCAGCTCCTCTTTAATGAGGAGTATGGCCGCAAGACTATACCGTTCCTGAAAGAAGAGTACTTCCATGCGCCAGCCGACAAGCTGGCGTTTGTGCTGATCGATAGGTACGTCAAGAAGTACAACAGCTTCCCGACCAAGGAAGCCCTGCTGATCGACCTCTCCAACGAGGAAGTCAATGAGACACTATTCAAGACGACACAACAAGCCATTGGCTCCACCAAGCGTGAAGAGAACACAGACCTTGCTTGGCTTCTTGATCAGACCGAAAAGTTTTGCCAAGACAAGGCAATCTACAATGGCATCATGTCGAGTATCAAAATACTCGATGATAAGACTGGAAAGCTTGCGAAAGGATCGATCCCGCAAATCCTTACTGACGCACTATCGGTCAGTTTCGACACCAACATTGGCCATGACTTCCTGGAAGACTGGCAAGCCCGCTTCGACTTCTACCACAACGTTGAGAAGAAGATACCGTTCGACCTCGACTACTTCAACAAGATTACTGCAGGCGGAGTATCACGGAAGACGCTCAATATTATCCTCGCTGGCACGGGGGTTGGGAAAACCCGGTTTATGTGCCATTGTGCTGCAGCAAATCTTAATGCAGGTTACAATGTCCTCTATATCACGATGGAGATGGCCGAAGAGCGCATCGCGGAGCGCATCGATGCCAATCTTCTGGATATCCCAATTTCTGACCTTGCCCTTATACCAAAGGACACTTATGAGGCAAAAATTTCGCGGCTCCGGAACAAGACGAATGGCAAGCTGATCGTCAAGGAGTACCCTAGCGCTAGTGCGGGTGCCGCCAACTTCCGCTTCCTACTGAACGAGCTCAAGCTCAAGAAGAAGTTCGTTCCCGATATCATCTACATTGACTACCTGAACATCTGTCTGAGCTCGCGCATGAAGATGGGCGGCTCCATCAACTCCTATACCTATGTCAAGGCCATCGCCGAGGAGCTGCGCGGGCTGGCCACCGAATGGAACGTGCCGATCGTCAGCGCCACCCAGACCAATCGCGAGGGCTTTGTCAGCTCGGACCTGGGCCTGGAGAACACCTCCGAGAGTTTCGGCCTGCCGGCCACTGCGGACTTCATGTTCGCGCTGATCTCCAACGAGGAGCTGGAGAGCCTTAACCAGATGATGGTGAAGCAGCTGAAAAACCGCTATGCGGACCCGGCTGTGTTTCGCAAGTTCGTGATTGGGATCGATAGTCCCAAGATGAGGTTCTATGATTGTGAGCAGACAGCCCAGGAGGACATTGATGACGGACCTGTAATGGAGAAGGCCAACTTCGGCATTGCCGATAGAGAACGCAATAAGCCTAAATTTGATCGCAGCAAATTGGATTTGTTCACATGAACACTATTGATCGCATCACCGGTCGTTTTGAGACAGCATTTTGGAACGAGGAACAGGAAGTTTCTGTCATCCTTACTGGGTTGCTCCGTGAATTGCCACGTCATTTGAAAGAGGAACACATTGAAGCCGCATTCAAAGCCTGGCAGGAAGCCCCGAGAAATGCGGACAAGAAGACCCTCATTCGCATTGAGTTCGAAGCCATCATCAAGGCCATCATCAATGAAGTATGAAGTAATTCCCACCATTTCCGGATACAATGTTAAGGAGATGGAAACGGGTTTAGTAGTAAAGTCATTCTCGAAAAGCGGTGATGCCGTCAAACTGGCGAATCACCTGAACCGTAAGGGTGCTTTTTGTGGGATGACCCCACCATTCATGTGTGAAAAAGTAGCGTAAAGGAGTTATGATGAAGCAAACGGACTTGCTCTTCCTGGACCATTAGTCCAGAAGAGGCGAAGCGCACTATACTAGACTCAAAGCAATTTCCTAACCTCAAAGACAATTCAATTAGTGTCCGTACTAAGCATATTGTCGTGTATGTTTGCAAGAATGAAGATCGAGCAGCATTACTAAGAGACGGCGTTGCGCCCCTAGTAGGCGGCGTTTACAACCCCAAGGTCACTTCTCCCCTCAAGAGCAATTCGGGGTGTGTGATCATCGGCCCAACCAAGATCATCTCCAAGCCCGCCCACAATGGCGACCCCACGATCCGGCTTAAGCCGTCGGATTTGGGTGTAGCCGGACAATGGTGGAGTTTGGACGTGTTCCCACTCATCCTAAAGGAGCAACTGAAACAGAAACTAGACAACCAAGAGCTGGTGGCTTTCCTGGGCCGTCTGATTGACTACCACACCTTCGGCGGACTGTTGCCGACACCGGATTTGGACCTACCAATCTCCGAGATCGGCACAGACCTGGGCGAGATGGTGGGTGTGATTGCCGCCTGTCGCCAGCGCTGGTACCCAGGAGCAATCGAGGTCTACTTCCCCGAGCGGCACAACGAACCCATGCTGGACGCCATCGTGCGGACGGCGGACGGCACGCTGTACAAAATCTCGGTCAAGGGTGGACAGCACCGCTCCAATCCGGTGAACGGCACTGACGTGCTAGAACTACTGGAGCACCAGGGCAAGACCGCTAAATGGGAACACACCCATGCGTATCAGATGATGAAACTCATCCAGTCTACGCAGGCCATCGATGCCCCATTTGTTCTAGGGCGGTGGATGGCTCGCAACGGTTTCGAAAGGTTTCGTGGGTATGATGACGTGATGGATCACAAAGACTTCCGTCCACTCTGCGACGCCAAGGTCCACGAAAAGCCGCCGACACGCGAAGTGGTCGGGTTCTACCTGGAGAAGGTGATACGGAGCCAGAAAGAGCTTGCGACCCTCACGCCGATGTTCGTTGATGCCACCGAAGGGCACATTCACTTTGTCAAGTTCAACTTCAATACGGGCAAGACAGGCCGGAAAGTGAATACTAACGTTCGGATCATCGACAAACATCACTGGGCCAAGCATCCGCTAGGCTTTCACTCCAAGAACACGCAGTCGCGTGCAACGGATAAGATAGGAATCAAAATCGCATGAAATGGGTCAAGCTAACAGCCGTCTATGCCGTCACCGGCAAGCAAACCGAGTGGATTGTCCAGATGGACCAGGTGAGAGGTTACTACTGGGACAAGACCAAACTGCACACAGTGCTGGTTTTCGCCAATGGTGACGTGCTCAGCGTCGAGGAGCCGCCTGCGGAAATCCTCAAACTGACTCAGAGTGGTCCCTTCTCATGAGTAATATCGGACTGAAGCACATTCAACACATCGAAGACCTGATGCTGAGCAAGGAGGCGGACGATAAGCTGATCGCCATCACCGTTCTCAGCACCATCATCCAGAGCCTCAAGGAGCGCAAGCACCTGGGCGTAACGTTGATGACCAAGTACGACGGCGGCTTCAGTCTGGTATTCGGTCACCATCCTGTCAAAGACCGACTGTTCGTGGCCTCCAAAAGCGCCTTCAACAAGACGCCCAAGATGGCCACGGACTTCCACGAGATCGAGCGTATGTACTTCACCAACCCAGGTCTGCAGCAAAAGCTGATGACGGCCTACGCGGCGGTACAAGGGCTCAACCTCAAGCCAGGGTTGTTCTACCAGGGCGATTATCTGTTTGACGCCTCAACCCTGACTACCAACAAACGCTATGTTGAATTCACGCCCAACGTCATCACGTATCGGGCGGCACGAAACACCTCGATGGCACAGCAAGTGGCACTTAGCTACTATGGATTGTACGTGCACACACGCTATACCATCGAGGGACCTTCTTCCTGGCGTGTGGACTATACACCGGACCTGCGCCATGACTTCGCTCCAGACCCACGCTTCTTCCTGAAGACTCAGGGCTGGAGCTGGGACCACGAGTGGAACCTAGCGCCAATCACTGCGGCCTGGAAGCACGCCAAGACCAATCACTCCTGGCTGTATGCCTGGGCCTACAATCTGAAGCATGCCATCATTGAAGTGCTGAATCAGCGCGCCGAGTTTGAGACGCTGATCAACGGCGTGCCCTCTGGTCCGGAAGGCTATGTGGCGGTCTTCAATAACGTGCCCTACAAGCTGGTGAACAAAAACGAGTTCACAGCCATGAACAACCTCAAATGGGGTAGACAAACCAACATCAATGCTTGAGTACTTTATGGTCTGGGGCAACCTGCTGTATGCCCTGAGTGTTCTGTTCGGCCCGCCTGCAGCATTCTATGCGCTCTGTGCCGGCGTTCTTACGCTTAACCACTATCTAAGCAAGAACGCCGACAATGTGTTGCCGGAGGAGGCGGAGGTCCCGCACGAGTGGCTCAACGAGTTCCTCTGGAAGCTGGCCATTGTGTTTGGGCTCGGACACCTCTGCGTGCTGATGGCTATGTTCGTCGTTCCATTCTTCCTGGAGTTTGTCAAGTGACACTGGTGTTGAGTTTCGCGCGAATGAATCCACCAACCTGGGGCCATGATCTCAACATCAAGGCCCTTTTGCGTATTGCGGACGAACGGCGGGCAGATCACTACTGCATACTGACCAACACCAAGGATCACAAGAAGAACCCGCTCGCCATTCACGACAAGGTCGTCTGGGCACAGATTGCCTGGCCCGAGGCCAAGTTCTTGACCTGTGATGCCAAGTTTCGCGGACTCTTTGAGTGGCTGCATCACCTATACCCTACCTGGCGCCAACATCTGGTGTTTGTCTGTGGCGCTGACCGCGTGGCTCATTTCACTGACATCATAAATAAGTACAACGGAAAAGAGACCAACAAACCGGAACAGTACTACCAATTTGACAAGGTGGAAGTGGTCTCCACCGGTGAGCGAACCATCAACGTTTCCGGGTCTGCGATGCGTGAGTTTGTCCGCAACAACGACTACCCGAATTTCTGCTGGCATTGCCCACCATTGATACGCTCGGAGCCTAGCTATACGCTCGAGCTCTACAATTTGCTTCGCTACGAATTGAGGTGCCATGAGTTACAGAGGACTGCTTAAGGAGCGCGACCAAAAAGTCGATGGCCACATGCCCGGCGATAAGTGGGTATGGATTGACTCCGATTCCGGTGCCTGGGATGGCCCGGCCGAAGACTGGGAGCAGAGCCACAAGGCTTGCTATGCGCGCCACTGTAAGAAGTTCGATGTTGTGGTCTGTGCGGGCGGGAACCAGGGCATGTACCCGTTCCTATTCTCCAAGATGTTCCAATGGGTCTATACCTTTGAGCCGGACCCGCTGAACTTTCATTGCCTGGTCAACAATTGCCAGGACGACCGCATCATCAAGATGAATGCGGCTCTAGGCTCGGCCAACAAGATGATTGAGGTGCTTCGGTCCTCCATGACCAACACCGGTATGCATAAGGTGGGCGACTCCGCTGATGCTAAGGTGCCGTGCTTTATGCTTGATACTTTTAAGTTTGCGACCCTTGACTTGATCCAATTGGACGTAGAGGGCCATGAGCTTGAAATCCTAAGAGGTGCACTTTCTACTTTACAACAGCATCGTCCTGTGGTAACAATGGAGGGTGGGCGCAACCCGGACATCAATTCGATCATGACCGGGCTGGGCTATCGGGATGAAGCGCAGACCAAATCGGACACATGCTGGGTACCCAAATGAAACCTTTCAAATCCTTCCTTGACAAGTCGCCTACCAAGCAGGAACACGAGCAGCCGCGCGGCGTCTACAATCCGCCGGAGGGCACCACCAATCACCCGCTGCACAAGATGCGCGACTATACTTCAAAAGAGCTGGACTGGGAGCACGGCACTGAGTACGAGAAGTACTCCAAGCCGCACTTCCCCAAGGCGTTCAAGGACCGAGCTCACTTCCAACACGAGTACGACAAATCGCCGCTGACCCACCTGAGCGACAAAGAGATGAGCAGCCTGGGTAATAGCAACGTGCAAAGCGTTCTACGCAACAAGGGCAGTAAGCAACAAAAGGAAGAGCAGGTCCGCAACATCATCGGCAAGCGCCGTAACGTAGACAAAATCTGGCACGATATGCACCACGGCCAGACAGCACCGCCTATCATTCTGAAACACAAGCGCGGACTGCACCTGATGGCAGGCAACACTCGGCTGCTCTGCTCTGCGGCTCACGGCCTGAACTTGCCCTGCAAAGTGATTGACATCAGTCACATCCACTAAAAACTACTTGGCCTCCCTTCGAGTTTAAGGTAAACTCCCCGCGTGGCGGTGGCCCGCCATCCTTAGTGGGGAGTTTTCACATGTCTGTGAGTGAGTCAAGGACAGTGCCCGTTATTGCTGTGATCAATTCCTATGCCGTGAAATCGTGGGCAACCAAACGCAGCACGTTTGCCTACATTTTCCGGGTGACCAAGCTGCTCGAGCGGGAGTTACGGAAGCTGCGCAAGCGAGAGCTGCCGCTGGTGTTTATCATTGAGAGCGCCAAGGACCAGTGGAAGGTTTCACTACCCGATG